CTTCGCGCCAAATATCGCAAATAAGGGGTAATACATGGCTCTGTCCAACATGCAGGTGTACAACGAGGATATCGTCGGCACCACCATTGAATTGCTGGCCCAAAAGACCGACGTGTTTAACGCCGCGTCTGGCGGGGCCATCATCCTGTCCACCGCCCGATTCCGTGGGGACTTCTCTCGTGAGTCGTTCTTCAACCAGATCGCATCCGCACGTCGTCGCGTTGACCGTTACGCCTCCAACGGCAACCAAGCGGCAACCGCGCTGACCCAGGGCGAGTACGTCGGCGTCAAGGTGGCCGGTGGTTTTGGCCCCGTGCTGTTTGAACCGGCCCAGCTGACCTGGCTGAGTGAAGACCCGGCCGCCGCTATCCGCGCCATCGCCGAAGGCTTCTCTGACGCCCTGCTGCAAGACCAGCTTAACACCGCTGTTGCCGCTGCCGTTGCTGCCGTTGGCGGCCAGACCGCTCTGGTCAACGATGTGTCTGCACTGACCGCTGGCGCTGGGGCGCTGACCCTGAACGTGCTGAACAACAGCCACGCCAAGTTCGGCGACATGTCCCAGATGCTGCGGGCCGACATCATGACCGGCGCGGCCTGGCACAAGCTGGTCGACAAGGCGCTGACCAACTCCAGCCAGCTGTTTGCCTCCGGCAATGTGCAGGTTGTGGACATCCTCGGCAAGCGCTACGTCATCTCCGACATCCCGGCGCTGTACGTCGCAGGCACCCCGAACAAATCCAAGGTTCTGTCCGTGGTCGCCAACGGTATCATCGTCGATAATACCAGCGACATCATCGCCAACCTGGAAACCTCCAACGGCAAAGAGCGCATCGAGACCACCTGGCAGGCGGATTACACCTTCGGACTCAAGCTCAAGGGTTACAGCTGGGACGTCACCAACGGTGGCAAGTCCCCGACTGACGCCGAGCTGGCAACCGCGACCAACTGGGACAAGGCTGTGGCCGAGAACAAGCACACCCTCGGCACCCTGGCAATCGCCGACGCCGGCCAGTAAGATAGCAGGTAGAGACAAAGGGGCTTCGGCCCCTTTTTACCAGAGAGGTTTTGCATGGACACCAAGAAAGAGTTAGAAGTCATCTATGTCGAGATGCCCATCAGCATCGAGCAGAAGAAAGAGTACAACCGGCAGGGCTACCGTGTGGTAGACGCCCAGTTTGCACCGGAAGGCTACGAGCTGCCGGAGGGTCTGACCGCCGCCGAGCCGAAACGCACCCGCCGCCGTCGCGCCGAGGCCGAGGAGTAATCTATGGCTCTGGTCGTTGAAACCGGGGCCATCGTGCCGGGGGCGGACAGTTACGTTAGCCTGACCGACGCCCGCGCATTAGCATCAGGCTATGGGTTAGCACTCCCTGCCGATGACATTGCCTCCGAGGCGGCCCTGCGCAATGGGGCTGTTTACGTCGGCCTGCAAGAACCGTCCATGTGTGGCCGTCGCGTGTCGGCTTCGCAGACGCTGGCGTACCCGCGCCAAGGCGTTTCACTGTATGGCTTCGCACTCGCATCCGATGTCATCCCGCCGCAGGTCATACACGCCCAGGTTGTCGCTGCCGTCGAGTACGGCGCTGGCACCGACGTTCGCGCATCGTCTGACGGTCGCGTGACCGAGACCGAGCGGGTGGAAGGCGCGGTGACGGTCTCCTATTTCAACAACGGCGTGACGGGCGCGACTACCACCATCACGGCAGCACTGGACGCTATGCGCCCGCTTCTGCGCGGTAGCGTCAACGGCGCGTCGTTCAACGTGTATCGGGGCTGACGATGGCTAAGACCAAATCCGAACTGTTCGCGCTCATCGGTGCAAATCTCCCGGATAACACAACCGGCGAGATCACACCGGAAGACCTGCGCGAAGTCATAACCCAGATTGCCGACTCGATGATGTATGCCGCTGCTGGTGTGAAAGAGGTTGAGGTGCTGCGGGTAGCGTCTACAGCTACCCAAGCGCCATCCGCCGTCGATACACCGCTGCAACTGACGTTTGGTGCGGCGCAAGGCTCGGCATCCGACCCGGTTATGATGAGCGCGGCGGGTCTGGTTACGTTCAATCAGGCGGGGGCGTATGCGCTGCGCCTCAAGCTGCAATGTGGCCGCACGGGGTCCACTGGTACGTCGATTCTTCTCTCCCGACTGCTCATTAACGGGGCGCAACTCGGCAGTGCTGCCGCCGTGAAAATAACGCAAACAGACGCAACAACCCCGACCGAATCGCGGGTAGCGCTGAATGTCACCGCCGGACAAACTTTTGCGGCGCAAATCATGCGGGACAGCGCCGGGTCGAACTTCGGGGGCGTGTACCCGCACGCAGCTACTGTGACCGCCTGGGGCACCGCCCCGTCAGCGCTGCTGGTCATCTCCCGCCTTGAACCGGTGCCGTCGCCATGAGTTCCGCATTCAGCCGCAAAATGGCGGGCGTAGCGACCCGCCTCCTGACCAAATACGGCAGCTCTGTCTCACTGGTTCGCGCCGGGTCGAAGGTCTGGGACGCGAATCTCGGCGAATACGTCTTCGGGCCGGGCACCATAATCCCGCTTGCGGGCGTACCGGTTCCAGTTGCTGTTGGGCTCGTCAACGGCACGACGATTCAGGCGGGGGATATGGTCGTCAAGGCTGATGGCGGGGCCGAGCCTAAGCCGGAGGATAAAGTCGAGTTTGCGGGCGCTCAGTGGTCTATCGTCAACATCGAGCGCAAGCTGATGAACGACCAGACCCTCGCGTGGTTTATCCAGGTGCGCAAATGAGCGGCTTCACTCTCGACATCAAAAACTTCGTCGAGAAGGCGAAGAAAAACCCCGAGACAGTGGCGCGTCAGGTGTCGTTCAAGCTGTTCAGTGCGGTCATCAAGGCGAGCCCCGTCGATACCGGGCGCTTTCGCATGAACTGGCAGACGGCAGGCGCGGTCGCACCCAGCGGGATTATCGACGGGACTGACAAAGGCGGCGCTGGCGCCATCGGTGATGCGGCGTCGTACATCTTCGCCGCGTCCGACTGGAACGAGTTCACCCTGACCAATAACCTGCCATACGCCGAGCGGCTGGAATATGGATGGTCTAACCAAGCGCCGCAGGGTATGGTCCGGGTTAACGTTGCACGGTTCAACACGCTGCTCGAAGAAGAAGCGGCCAAGGTGAAATGATGGGCTACTTTGAAGACCTGACCAAAGCATTTGACATCGCGCTGAAATCATTCGGCAGCGCCAACAATCTGCCGGTTGCGCTGGAGAATATCGACGCGCCGACCAGCACAGCCACGCCGTATCTGGCCAGCTTCATGCTGCTCGCGGATACAGACCAAGCGGACCTGGGGTTCACGGAGCAGAGGGCCGGGGTGTACCAGGTGGACATCAATTGCGCGTCCGTCAAAGGCAGCGCACCCATCAACAAGACCGCCGACCTGCTGAACGCGACGTTCAAGGCCGGCGCGACTTTCCAGCGCAACGGAATTTGCGCCGAGGTACAATCAGTTAGCTTGGGGCCGCTGATTGTGCAAAATGGCTGGGCCAAGCGACCGTTATCCATCAATTTCATCGCTTTCACAGAGAGGCTTTAAATATGCTGCAACCCTACAAGGGCGCGAACACGGCCCAATTCTACGTCGCCGAGCTAACCCCCGGCGTAACCCCGACGAGCCCGAGCTGGTCGCCGCTGCGCAACACAGGTGGCATCCCGGCTGTGACCCGCGATGCGCTGGTGTCGAACGAGCTGGACGGCAGCCGCGAGGTATCATCCATCCGCACCGGCAACAAGCAGGTGTCTGGCGAATACTCCATCGAGCTTAGCGCCAAGAGCCAAGATGAATTATTGGCCGGGGCCATGACCAGCTCATGGGTGGCTGGTAGCACAGTCGCTGGCCTGACAGTTAGCGTCAACTCAATAGCCAAGACATTTACCCGCTCAACCGGAGATTTCACCTCTGCCGTTGGCGTTGGTGATCTGGTGCGGTTTCCAGCCATGGCCGGTGACAACGCGCTGCCGTTTATCGTGACTGCTGTAACCGCGACAGTTATCACCGGC